TTGGAAACAACGGCGGTTCAGGCGGTTCGGGTATCGTCATCCTAAAATATCCATCTACATTTACAGCGACATTTTCGGGAGGCGTTACACAAACAACTTCTACTAGTGGAGGTTTTAAGATTTCAACAATAACCGCGGCTGGTATGTCAGACACAGTGAGTTTTGCATAATGGCACACTACGCATATTTAGACGAAAATAACATTGTAATCGCTGTGATTGTGGGCAAGGATGAAACAGAACTAATAGATGGTTTTGACACTGAAACTTACTACGCTCAGGGCACGCCGTACATCGTCAAACGAACAAGCTATAACGCTGCAATAAATGGGTTTAGATTTAACTATGCAGGTATTGGATATTCTTACGATCCAATAGATGACGCATTCATAGCACCAATGCCTCAGTGCGGTCATGAAGAACTAATGCTCAACAATCTTAAAATTTGGAGTTGTTCAGAATGTGAGGCAATCGATGAAACCCGTCCTGTCTAAGGCTGGCCAACAATTAAGACTTCAGTTTGATGACGCCTACATTGATCGTGATAGGCGTTCCGATGGCTGGATCGGCGATCTCCGTCATTCAGCGCGTCCTTCTGACCACAATCCTGATCCAGCGACAGGGTTGGTACGCGCCATCGATGTCGATCGAGATGTTCATAAGTCAGGCAAGCCCGATCTCATGCCCGATATTGCAGATCAGCTTCGACTCGCGGCAAAGGCAGGCGAGAAGCGAATTGCCTACGTTATCTTCGACGGACGAATTGCATCGTCTCGCATGGGCTGGCGCTGGCGCAAGTACACTGGAAGCAATCCGCATAATCATCATTGCCATATCTCTTTCACTAAGCAAGGCGATGCAGATGGTTCGTTCTTTAATATCCCGTTACTAGGAGGCAAATGATGGAAGCAATTATTTACGCGACACTAGGGCTAATCGCAATACCTGTACTACGCACAGCGATCAAGTCTTATCGTGCCAAGAAGGCAATCGCTGACATCGTGGTCGATTCGATCGAGGCGGCTGTCGATACAGTTGAGAAGAAATGACACAGACGGATTTCTTTACCCTTTACTTTGCCAGCCTTGCAGTAGTAGGCGGCCTCTCCGGCTTCGTCATTACTCACTTGCTGTCTGAAATTAAGCGCCTACATGCGCGTGTCGATGAGATCTACAACATACTTCTAGAGCGATAATTTTTGCTATGGCAAGAAAAAGAGTTATCGATCTCGATACATACAACGCATTAGATGCCTATTGCATTGCTCTCAATGAGTATTTTAAGTCATTAAAAAAGGCAGGCTTTAGCGAAGATATGGCCTTTTGGCTTCTTCTTGATCGAGACTCTTATCCTGACTGGATCTTGCCATCGATCCCTGACCGAGTGGATCGCATACCCTACGAGGACGACGACGAGGATTAATGAAGCGCATTGTCATAGTGAGCGACCTACAGGTTCCCTTCCACGATAGACACGCAGTTAAGAATCTAGCCAGCTTTATTAGTAAGTTCAAGCCGCACGAAGTAGTGACGATCGGCGATGAAATTGATTTCAACACGATCAGCAAATGGTCAGAAGGGACTCCCGAGGCCTATGAACAGACTCTTGGAGATGATCGCGATGAAGCTGTTCAAGTCCTTTACGACTTACAGGTCACACAGACCATAAGGTCTAACCACACAGACCGCCTTTACAATCAGATCATGAGGAAGATTCCCTCGTTCCTATCTTTGCCTGAACTTAAGTTTGAGAAGTTTATGCGCCTTGATGAACTAGGGATTACCTTTCATAAGAAGCCCTATAACATCGCGCCTAACTGGATTGCAGTACATGGGGATCACACCCCTATCAAGTCACAAGGGGGTCTCTCAGCCCTTGAGGCGGCCCGTAGACACGGGAAAAGCGTCATCTCGGGTCATACTCACAGGGCAGGGCGTTCGTCGTTCTCAGAGGCCTCAGGGGGCCGTATAGGCCGTATCCTGCATGGCGTAGAAGTGGGCAACCTTATGGACTTCTCTAAGGCAAGCTACACAAAGGGCTCGGCCAACTGGCAACAGGCTTTCGCCATCATGTATGTGGACGGAAAGAATGTCCAAGTTGATCTTATCTACATCGAGAAGGATGGGACATTCGTAGTCTCAGGTAAGCGCTATGGACGACCTAGATAATGATCTAAGCAGGTCAATCGATGACCACATAGACGATGCAGAATCGTTACCATTTCGTTATCAAAATAGCCTTGACCTAGCCTAGACATCTGTCATCCTTATCTCATCGGCGAAGGGCGTCGATAAGAAAGGGCAATCATGTTTGATTCAGCATTGCAGGATCTAGTGGCAATTATCGCCATATCTGCACTATGGTTTCATTTAGGCCGTATGGTCGGCATTCGCGTTGGTTATCTCAAAGGTCGCAAAGCTGTGAGAGATTACTACGCATCTAAGGAAAGGGTCAAAGTGTGAAAGCAAGTGATTTCCTCAACGAAGCAAAGGCAACAATACAAGATCGTGGAATGGACTACGGACACCCGTCGGACAATATGTCCCGAACCGCATGCCTATGGTCAGCATTCTTGCAAATGCCTGTTACTGACTATCAAGTGGCATCATGCATGGCACTGGTCAAGCTCGCACGAAGCATGGAGTCTGCAAAGGTCGATACATACATCGACGCTGCAGCCTATCTTGCAATAGCAGGGCAACTACACACAGAGGAGAATGAGCTTTATGTTTAACCTAGAAGACTATGAGACAGTAAGCGACCGAGTTGCGCGTTTCCAAAAATTACACTTGGGCGGCAGAATTGTTACCGAAGTGGTTTCCCTGGATAATGTTAAGGGTGAAGTATTGGCTAAGGCTGAGGTCTATCGTGAGCATGAGGATATTTCGCCTGCAGGCGTAGATTATGCTTTCGGTATAGCTGCAACTTATCCTCAATCAATGCGTAAGTTCTACGTTGAAGATACAGTCACCAGCGCAGTAGGTAGAGCTTTAAGCCTAGTGCTAGACACAGACAAAAAGCCTACGCGTGAGGATATGCAAAAGGTTAAAGTGCATGATGAAGTTAAGGCAACGATTGAACAGACAAAGGCTAAGATGGCACAGACATCGGGCGAATACATTCCCGTAGTGAAAGAGGATGACCCATGGACTATCAAGCCAGCGACTATGCCGCCCACAATGGGGGAAGCTGTATCGATGGTGAAAGAGATTATTGGCGGCCAAACCGAGAAGGACATCCCGAGATGCCCACATGGCGACATGATTTGGAAAACTGGGCAATCGGGTGCAGGTAAGGCATGGGGACATTTCAAGTGTCGCAATGCTGTGACTGGTGAACTGACACGATGCCCTAAGGGTGAAGATGTCATTTGGTATGAGATCAACAAAGAAGGAACATGGCAACGTCAGAAGGCGAGAGTCTAATGGGACGCTTACAGTTTCAGAATCAAGATGGTGAGTGGGAATCATTCCCAACAGAAGATGAGATCGCACGATCTAAGGAAGTCCAAGCAATCTTAGAAGAATTCACATTTATGACTAGGTGCTGTTTATGTAATGATTCGATACCGGTATCAGAGATCAAAGTGAATCTTACTAACAAGGCGTGGTCATGCAGAAAGTGTCACGCCGTTAATGGCCTCACAAAGCCGTAAATACAGAGGATTCCGTACCGAGCGAGTAGTCGCTGAGTACCTGTCGCGTACATGGGAAAACGCTACTGTCGGTCGTGGGATGGGTAAGGATATTTTGGGAGTTCCGTTTGACTGTGAGGTAAAAGCACGCACTACTCAGTCACTCCCAGAATTGCTGCGCCAGATCGAGGCGAGGACTTCTAAATCTGGTGACTTAGGATTCGGATGTCTCAGGCTCAATGGTATGGGAGAAACGCCAGAGAAATATCTGGCGGTCATGCGAATGGGTGATCTGGTGCAGCTACTTATTCAGGCGGGTTACGCGAATTACAATGGAGATATTGCTACACTAGAGCCACAAAGATGCAAGATGTGTGGCGCATGGGCGTTCACACCGCTATGCAGGACATGTCAGGTGGATCCAGATGCCAACCTTTAAGCCTTGGGGTAAGCAAGACACAATCTGTAAAAAGTGTAAGCATCCTTCTACTCAGACGTTTGAGACTCAATATGATGACATGATCGATGGCTATTATTGCATTAGATATTTTGAAAGATTGTGTGCAAGTTGCCTATATTGGTCAGCATGGATATGGCTAAACAATGGAAGAGAAAAGGTCACTATCGATGCCAACTTATGAATTTGAGTGTGACAATGAGAAGTGCGAAAGCAATGCACGCATAGAAGAATGGCTAAGCATCACAGAACCTCATGACCTTGAATGCCCATTCTGTCACTCACCTATGCATAAGGTCTACAGCTCTATAGGGGTATCGTTCAAGGGCTCAGGATTCTATTCGACGGACAATCGATGAGCGACACGCATCTGATCAGCACTTATACCAATGTCCTTGACACGCATGGTACTCTCAGGCGAGAGCCCTTCAGGGGCTCAGCACGCGCCCGTAAGGGCAGAGCGCGAGTGGTCGCCATCGTTATTGGGACAGCTCTATTCATGA